TCTTAATAGTAATCGTGCATACGGCTGCTCATGGTCTGCAAATACACACCAACACGCCCGCTAATAACAATTGAATACCTAGAAGAAGGATGCGTCCTTGAGGTCTATGACCTCGATGACCGCCCTTGCCGATGTCAAGGGGGCTTCTGAATGGGAACGGAGTTAATCTCTCAAGGGAGAGTATATGCTTCTCACGATACACCTGCTCGACCGACTGCTGAAATATCAGTCAAGAGAGGTTCATATGGTAGCAAAGGAATGCTATTAATCCACTTGCGTAGCGGCTTTGGCGAATATCAGCAAGTGTTCTTACAAAAGAAGCAAGTTATCGCCTTGATGCAGACTCTAGCGGCAAGCCTAGACTATTCAAAAGAAGGTCATATTCCTCATCCAGTAAGGTGGCCTCAAGCAGAGGTTCCGCCCGCATCCGAATCATTTTGGTTAGGTCAAAAAGACGCATAAGAATGAAAGCCCAAGTCCTCGGCCATGCTGCAACATGGTCGGGGCATTATTTTTGGATACATATGTTTTGTAGTTTTTTCTAACTCTACTTTTTTTGCATTTTTTAAACTACATATGTTTTGTAGTTTTTGTTTTGTAGTTAATGTTTTGTAGTTTTCATAAAATCTGAAAAATCATAAAAACAGGTTCAAAACTACAAAACAAATTATACGTCCAAATTACCGGAAACCGGAAAAAAATCACGATTAATTGAAATGTGCCAAATTAGCCCAAAATCAAACATTCAATAAAATCAGTAAAAAAATGTGCGAAATTAGCCTAAAAACGCAGGTGTCCGCCTCAAAAAAACACCCCAAAAACGCAAAAAAGTTGGGAGAAACTTGCACCGTTTCCGGTATTCGTACCAAAACAAAAACGCTGTACTGCATCTCAAAAAGTGCGAAATTAGGCTAAAATCGCAATCGTGTGATTGATATACTATACTATGAGAAGACAGGTCATGGTATCTGCTATGTTATCAATTGAGGACGCATTAAGAATGATTGCTGTTGATGGAGAAGAAGTTTCAGAACTTGTTCTTGCATCATGGTTTGGTGAGTTAATCACCACTAAGGAAGGTCTACGTTACAAGACCATTCATCACATGATTAATCACGGTCTGGGCCGTGTTCTTATTCCTGTTGTTGGTGGTATGTCTGATTCCTTGAAACACCCTGCATTAAGAAGCAGTCTTCTTGAAGGTGACTGGAGAGCGAATGTCTACAACAAAGACCACGCTGGCCGAATAATTAATTCAACATCAGAAGAACAAGAAAAAGTACGCCGTTCAAATGCTGCTGATTTGACAACAGGTCTTCGCTTCCCTTGTCAAGTTTGCACCGATGGCGCTTGTTTCGTTAATCCTTACAACGGTATCAATACTTGTGGTCTAAATTGGGACGGTTCAACATCATTGACTCTAACTGGTGATATTGCTAAGACACTACATCAAGCAGTTAACACAGGTCTTAGAATGCCAAAGAAGACACACGTCTTGAACTTGAATATCTTAGGTCAAGTCGTTATCGGCAAGACAAAGACGCTTCGTGTTAATTCAGGAGCAGGTAAAACAGGCGGTTTCAAAGACTTCGCTACTAGATATGTTAGTACTTGCTCAGAATGTGGTAATAAATCATGCAAGGCAAATAATGAGAATAAACCATGTGGCAATAAGCCGATGGAATATACTCTTGTTTGGTCGTTGACTTCCGGTCTAGTACAAGTCGGATTAGACCCACGACTTGATTCATACGATAACATCCTGAATCAACTGGCTGCTGCTGTTGGTGGTGCTGAAAATCTAGTTATCAGAACAAGACCATTCAGCCACCTCGGGGTGACTGCCTAAGTTGGACTCGGTGAGGGCTTCGGCCCTTGCCGTTTCCTTACCTTCTAAGGACGATTTAAGACACGTAAATTAAATCAAGGTCAAATCAGACAGCCCCCGAAAAACACGGCTTAAAAACGCCTGTTTTCGGGGGTATTTTCAGCAGGTCTGAAAAATTGCCAAAAACACAAAAAACACGACACCCACCATAGCCAACCGTCGTACTGAATACTTATAATTTTTTTTGAAAAATATTTTTTTAATTTTTTTTCCATTGTCGTATCATACTTTTTCTTACGCCTTTCCAAAGGTACTCTTCTTTTAAAGGCAACTCTCTCATATACCTAAAAACACTACTTGGGTAGACGGGCGACCAACGCACAGGAACCTTACTATTTATTTCACGGCAAATCTCGCTAGTTTCTCTCCATTCATCAAAGTACCCATCTGTTAGTAATGTCTCTACAATTTTTCTATATAATTTCTTTCTTGGTAACGGTCCTGCCATTAAAATCCTCTCCTATTTATCACTCTTCCACCAATGGATGTTGTTCTATCTCTAGGTAAGCCTTGTTTTGTCCCACCCATCCATTCTCCACCACTCATTGTTTTCATAACAACGGGCATATCCGGTGTTCTATATGTGAATTGGTCTATGGCGTGAGCAAAAGCCATAACAGTATCGTTGTGTCTACCTAAGTCTACAATAATACCGTCACGCCAAGCATGGGTTTTTAATTCGTCAAGTAGTATCTCTACTAATCTTCTAGTCTCATCGTTTCCATAGGGGAATATTATCATCTCTCTCTCAAACCAAACCCTCAGTCTGTTTAGTAGCCCTTGTTTAAGTACTCTATTACTAACCTTACTAGGTCTATAATCTACCATAGCACCTTTTTGTTGAATAAGTGCATCGTAAAGTTGTTGGAAGCCCACATCTTCGGCAGCCACAGGTGCAGAATATCTTTTAGCCATTTCAATCAATACATCTGCTTGTTTGTCCGGTGGGAAGTCATTTCTTCTCCACATATTTACAAAGTGTACAAACCCTTGCTCATCTTGTCTTAAGATAATAATAACTGTGTAGTCTTGACCCAATCCTTGTGATGGGTCAAAACCTAGAACGTATCTGTTGTTAGGTAGTTTGTCATTCTGTAAGATAGTATCCATATCTAAACCCTTTCTAATCAAATTATTAGGGTATACTGCCGCATCATCATCAACTACCCTACAAAGAAACTCTTGTGCGAACTCTAAGTCACCGATGGCTGCTTTTTGCTCCATTAGATAATTAATACTTCTATGTTCCGGCCATAGTGGTATGGGTTTTATTTCTTCGGCACTACTTTTCCATTCATCGTAGTTTTTTATAGCACCCCAAGTACCTGTTTTCCATGTAGAGTTATCTAACATTTCTGTATGGTAAAGGTCTGTCATAGACATAGGTGTACCTACAACATATATTGAAGATTTGGGGTCAAGCATAGGTGTAATGGCCTTTCTAAACCATTGTTGTAATGTGCGAGGTGACATATCATCAGAATCAACTAACACATCATCAAACGCCACACAAGCAGGGTGTTCACCACGAATAGCAGAACCAACAGACGTAGCCATTATCCACGCCCCATTAGTGAAATGTATTTCCGTTTTATTACCCTTCTTTGGGTCTAAGTACCTAGATAACTGAGGGTGTCTTTTCATATCGTCTCTTATTTCTTGTAGCCTTCTTATCGCTGTATCTTTACTAGCACTTATCAACCAACAAGTAAACGGTCTGTTATTGTTCCATTTGTCAAAAAGACATTGATGCAATAGTTTTACCCTAAGAGTAGTTGACTTACTATGACCTCTTGGTGCAATAATACAAACACGGTGTACTTCTGCCCCTTTTCTATCCCCATACATTTCCATCCATTCACCTATATGATTACCCCATGTATAACCTAACCATTCGTAAAAATACTTAACGCTAGACCTACTACGTTCCATAGCCAAATCTTGTTTAAAACTCATATATATCACATCGGGTGTAAATCTTTCTTATCACAATGGGGACATATTTTAGTTTGTGCCTTAGATAATAACATACGTGGTGCAGTCCAACCACACGACCAACATTTAGCAGCAGTCCACTTAGTCATTGTGCATCACCGGTGCAAACAAACTACCAATCATTCCTAATTCTTTGTCGATAATATAAGCAGAAAGCCCTGCTCTAGCCATAGTATATCCGTTGCGGCTGTGGTATCTATCTTCTCCTGCTAAACTAGGTAATTGGAATATTAGACAACCACCCATTTCTTTAACGGATTGATGATGTAAATGTCCGTGAAACCACATATGATTCTGTGTGTTACCCCAATCTTTCCTTGCTTCATTAGCCATTAAGAAAGGTAATTTATTCATTACCTTACCGTCACCATGAGTAAACCCAATTAAGTTATTACCATAGGTAACATATTGTCTAATGTTAGGGCTTAGTGTAATACTTACATCTTCACAGGTTTGGTAGTAAGCATCAAGATACATCATTAGCATAATACTTGTATGTCTATCGTGATTACCACCCATAAATACTAATTCCACATCACTTACTGTTCTAAGTAAATCTATGTGTTTACGTGCAAGGTCACAACCTTCCATAAGTATCTGTGCGGGTGTAGCGGCCATATCTTGTGCCGTACCTTTAGTAGTTGTACCTACATCATTATCAACGTGAAACCAATCAGAACCAACACCCACGAAAAACTTATCCGGTTTACTAGGCAACCTACAAAGTAACTCTTGTGTTTTAAGCAAGACTCTTTCTTCGGCTGTATCTAAATTATACTGTTGACCTACTTCATCGACCCAACCATACTTACCAAAATGTAGGTCGGTAGGGGATAAAACAACTGCATAACTATCTTTAGAAACCATATTGGTCTTTTTAATAGGCGTGGGTTTATGTTCTGCGAGAATACCGAAAAACTCTTTTGACAACCCTTCTTCTAGTAAAGTGTAGGCTTCCGCTTGTTTTTCTATCTGTTTCCATTTCTTCATTTCCGCTTTAGCCATTATTTCTATCTTACGAATGTCTAAAAACTTATCAACCATATCATCAAGAGTGTTTTTCATAACTTCTTCATCAGTAAATGGTTGCATACCATGTTTCCATTTGTTTACTCGGATATACTCAGATATAACAGTAGCGGGCATTTCAAAATGTCTAGCCATGTCGTCAACAGTTAAACCACCACCAACGTCCGAATACTTTTCTTTCATGGACCTGTGTTTATCACCTTCTACAACTAGTAACCCCTCTATAATATCCATCATAACAATATACTTGTCGTTTGATTCGTCATAATATATCTTAGAGCCCGTAACTTGTTCGGGTGCATCTAAATTATAGTTTCTAAATGAGTTACCTTTCTTAACCCATCTATTTATCGCTACCCGCCATGCGTGTACACTTCTTGCAGGTTCAACGCTGTGTAAAAACTCGGCAAAATCCATAGCCGATGTAAAATGCCTATCGTTAGCAAACTTTTCAATCAATTCTGTTCCGCCGGTGTACTTCGCCATGTTACTTACTTACTGCGAGGGTATATAACCA